CTTCACTTGCCCAATATAAAACACTGTTGTTATTGTCGCAAAATGTCATAAATGTAAGCTCCCAACCTGAGCGATATCTTGGTTGACGCTTGCCTACATACTTAGCAGGATTCTTTACTGTATATAATCCTTGCGCCCATTTGCTCATTTTAACGAACTACATTGCGTGCTACAAATTGATTAGCTTGAGGTAAAGCACCTATACCATATAATGCTGTTTTAGATTTAAAAGTATTTAGATAATAAGTAATGAAAATATTCATTTCTAATTGGTTGCGGCCTTGAATATTTTCTAATAAGTCTAGTACAGAAACTTTAGTTTCTTGGGATATCCTAAACAAATACACTGTAAAATTATCTGCGATTTGAGTAGTTTCACATACAGAAATGAAATAAGAGTGAACAATATCATATTCACTGCCACTGACTACTAAGTCAAAATTATAAAATTGATCAAAAATTCTAACTGTTTGATCTAGTGATGCTCGGGAATCTAATATTCTAGCCATAATTTATATTATCTCTTTACAGGAGTTACTGGTGGCGGATTAGCTTGTCCTGTACCAGCTGTGCTACCTGCTTGGGCCGGCGATGGAGTACTGCTATATGCCGGGAAATTCCTTTCCGATCTTGGATTTCCAGGTAAAGATTGCAGGGTAGCATTATATAGTGTATTATTTATTTCGGATCTTACTGCTTGCTGCAAATTTCCATTTTTAAATGTATTATATGTTGCACCTGATTTTTGAATAGCACTTAATATATTACCACGTGATAGGTCTTCAGCTATTCCTCCGGCAGCATCTACTAAACCACCTTGACCTAAAATATTGGCCTGTGAGCCAGGTCTAGCTATAGGGCTTAGAGTTCTATCGTAGTTAGTTTCATTACCAAATGAACTAATTATATTATTAGGATTTTTTCCATCAAGCTTACCTTCAGAATATGCTACTGTCTCATAATCAATAGACATTGTATTTTGCATAGTTGAATTAGTTTCTGCGTAGCTATATGTATCATGGCTAAACTTAGTAATAATTGGATTAATTAATGTATATTCTATAAAATTGTGTTGATTAAATCCATATATACTTATATTTTTAAAGAAAGGTATTTTAGTCTGACCTAATGTAGTTGCTGATATAGAGGTAGGCGTTGAGGATTCTCCTATATAGCCCCAATCGCCATCACCTCTTGTACTAGGATTATATGTCGTTCTTATATTATATGGTGAGGTGGCGCTAGAGTTGGCAGGCTGTCCGTTTTTAGCCCCCGGGGGAACGGTATTATTTCCTGCAGCTTGTATTATCTGTTTAGTAGCGTCTTTGTAATAATAAGTATAATAGTTATACCATAGTTTATTAATCATATTTCCATTATCGTCATGAAACTGAATTTCAATAGGTTCGTATTTGACTTTAGTTTGAACTAATCTCTTACGATTATATTGATTCATTACATGTGTATCAAATTGATATGATGGTAATTTAATAGTTTTGACAGCCAATCCTAAATTAGTTCCTGGAGGAAAAGGCGTTGCATATGAATTTTCAATAAAATTATTAATTTGAAATTGAACGTGAAATAGAAATTTAAACTTGGGTGCGTACTGGTACGCATTTGGTCTAAATGTTTTTGCTGCGTGAGTGTAATCTCTAAGATATTCGTTGCCGAAAAAGCTTTTTACAGCTTGTCCGGCACCGGTCTTAATTTGACTTACTGAGTCTTGTAATAGATTTTGAAAGAATCCACTCATATTATATGTTACTGACCTGCGGGTCTACCTTGACCTGCACCAATACCAGTAGTACTTGAACCACCTAAGATTCTACCAATATTAGTACCAACACCAGAGCCAAGAGGCGCTTGAATTGCATTATCATATCTAATTTGCATTTGTATGGTCACTGCTTCGCTAGTACTATAATTCAATGATCCATATGTAGCTATTTTTAAGAAACAACCATAGCATTCCCAAGTTTCTAGCACTTGAGGAACCGAAGTACCATTACCGCCGTCTAGTATTTCAATATTAGTTTGAAACTTATAATCTTGACCAGTTGCGGCACTAGCTTGTTCAACAAAATCTAACTGCTTTTGTATTTGTTGACCAACTAACTTTGACACTGATCCTTGTGCATCATCTCTAAGATTAACAGTTAATTCATTCCAAGTGTGTTTGCCTGCCAAATATAGTGTAGAGTTATACACAGGCACTGTTATTTCACTGAAGGTCAGTGTGGGACGATTGATGTCTATTACTTGTTTAGTTAATTCTGTAGTAGAAGCACCAACACCAAAATTTAGAAATAATACTCTAAATCTGTATTGTAGTTTGGGCATTAACAAGCCCTGGTTTCCGCCTGCATTGTCAGATGCTACGGTCATATTAAATAATGATTGTGAGGCTGTTGCCATTTTAAGTTCTCCTGTATTCTTATTTATCTTTTATTATGATACCCCCTTTCGGGGGTATCATAATTATTTTGCTTGATTTCCTAGCTCACCGGTATTTGCAATTCTAACTGGGATGTAAATGAATTCAGCTGCCTTAACTGGCTCAATTGCAACATCAACCCATAATTCGTTTTTGTCAATTCTTGCAGGTGTATTATTCTGTTCATCACATTGCACATAATAATCATATATACCACGCTTTGCAACTAAATCTACCATTAATGTTTGAATTACGGCCGCAACAGCTTGGCGAGTAACTGAATCATTTGGTTCAAATACGAATGGTCTAGCTGCAATAGTTAGTTGACGGCGAATATAGTTTACTAAGCGAGCTACGTTAGTTCTGTCTAGGGCACTTGTAGTATCATAACTATTCTTATTACCATAGTTTAACAGACCAACCCCGGTAAAGAATACTAATGGATTAATTTGATTAGTATATAGAACATCACGAATACCCATACTAGTTTTGATTGGTACAAAAGCACCAGTTTGTCTATTTATATAGCCAATGCTTAGTGCATTATCGATATTACCTCTGCGTGTACCTGCTGCTGCTAACCAAGGATAAGAAATATTATCATTACGCAAGAATGTTCTTAGCATCATATGTGACGGTGGAACTACTACTTGGTTGCCTGATAGATCAGTAGTAAGTCCGCTTGGATAGAACAGACCTAGATATGTGTTTCTTTGTACAAGCCCCTTTTCACCAGTTGTTGTTGCACTAGCTTTATTAGTGGCCCAAGCTTGAATTTCAGTAGCACTATCTGATAGGCCTAGAGGAGTGTCACCAACAATATAGCCAGTATCTCCGCGATCCGCATTTAGCACAATCATGTTAGGTTGTAGTTCTGGATAATTTGGTGTCGCTATTAAATTAAAATAATTATCCTCAACGCGAATATCTGTGTTAGTGTCTATAGCTGCTTTTAATGATTTTACAACCATACTGCGTTGAGCAAATCTACCCATATATGGAGCACCATTAGTTTGATTTCCACTAACACTTACCCATGCACTAGTTTGTTCTGGTAGTGATTGATTTGGAAATCTTGTTGAATTAAAATAGTTTACTTTAAATTGCTTAACATTATACCCTGAACGGCGTGTATTAAACAACAACATGCCCTGTGGATATAAATCTGGATTAGGTGCATCTAAGTCTAAGTAGTCGCTAGATAATAGAGAAGTAATTGATGGTATAGGATCATCGACTGGACTTACTGTTCCGCTAGTTGCCCAGCGAGCGTCTTGAAATATAATGCCATTAGAATTTACTTGGTCAGTATTATTAATTAATACCCATGTATCTGCCCCATCAACTTGTTGCCAACGATGAATAACAGGGTACACTTCTAAGTCACTGGTATCGATCCATAAATCGCCATATGATAGGGCTGTTACACCATCACTTTGAGTAGTTGGCTGTGTGGCCTTGATGATTGGTCCAGCTGGGTCTGTTGTATTAGAACCTAATGCAGATGGATGCCCGGTAGAGTCATAAGCAGTATTACGATACCCAATCCATGCCCCATTTTTTTGCACCATGATATCAGCCTGACCTACTTCTGAATAGAACCAATTTGTATCATTAGCGGGTGCTACCGCTGGTGCACCTTCGTTTGCAATGTAAGAGAATTCTACCCAATTACTTAATTGTGTGGTATAAGTTTCAGTAGCAGTACCTGATACAATAGTAACAGCAGAAATGATACCGCCAGATTGTGCAGCAACTTTTACGGTTAAATTATTTGCGCCAGCTACACCACCTAATACAGCACCACTAATAACAATTCGATCACCTAATGCATAACCTGTTCCGCCGGCTTGAACACCATCTCCAACTAGAGTATACATACCGTATTCCATTTGAACATTAAATGTCGCAGCACTACCACTACCTGTAGTACTTAACTGTGTTACAGCACTAAATGTAGTAGATGCAGATGGACCATACTTGCAACCTATAGTAGTACCTATTTCGAATCCAGCATCAGCAACTAATCCATTGCTTATACCATCAACGAAGTCGTTTAATATAATAACACCGCCCTTAGTATGTGTTAGTACGATAGAACCATCAGTGTTTACAGTAGCGGTGGTATCAGGAATACCAGCAGCTTGCCATGCAGCAGTAAAATCTGTTGGATCTGAAGTGCTAGCTAGTATAGAAACAGTATATTCAGTTGATAATGATGCACTTCCTGGAATACTTACTTGAACTTGCATGTCACTAATACTAAATGAGTAACTTGTTAAAGAACTAGTAATTACTGTAGCTCCGGCAGCAATTTTTTCCCATAAGTAATATGGGGAAGAAGGTAAATCGCCGCCCCATGAATATTGTCCATATATTGTGCCGATTGGTAAGGCCTGTCCACCTGTAGGGTCTAGATTTGCGCTAGCTGCCCAATCTGATGTTTGTGAGCTAACTGTCTTGGCGATCCATGAATTAGTTGCACTATTAAATTCTGATACTACTGCATTTAAACCATTACCTGCAGCACCTGCCTTCATCCAAACAGAACCAGTTGGTCTTGGTGTAGTTTGACTTGCAGTCCAAAGTGGCATTTGAGCAGAAGTGCCCCACTGTACTATGGGTTGATAATAAGTACCCGCAGTTATTCCTAAATCTGAAAGAGCAGTTCCTGAGCCACCGGCTGTCATTACTAAGGATGCGGTACCTGAAGTAACTAGTTGGTTAGAATAAATTACTAGTTTATCACTAACAACTGCTGCGGTAAGACCTGCGTAGTTCAATGCATTGATTACACCTGCAACGCCTGCTACTGTATTGTTTGGACTTGCTGGTACTGTAATAGTAGCAGTAAATATTCCACTCATACCAATTGTAAAGGTTTGTGCTGCTGTTAATGAAGGATTAGAATTAGTTCCCTGTACGCAAGGGATATCTAAATTCCAATCACTACCACCTAATGTTACCCATATATTATCTGTTGTTTTGTAGAAGAATTGTTGTTCTGCTGCATTAGTTGGATAACTCATTACCTGAATAGCGTTTACAGCATAGTCACCGATGTTACCAATACTGCTTAAAGGAACGCCGCCCGATAAGCTAGTTGGATCAGTAATTACTATGGGTAGTTGCTGTGTAAATCTTCCAGTAGTTGAGTTAAATAAGAATATTCCCCATGTACTGGTACTTGTGTCTAACCAATAAGTTCCGCCGCTTGGATTGCCTGTGGGGCGAGTTACTTGTCCGTTTAAACTAGTTAAATCAATATCGGCTCTTAATACATAGCAACGGTTAGTACTAGCTAGTAATGAATAAGCAGCTAATAACCCGTATTCATTTAGTTCATAACCCTGAAGTGTTGTACCGTTAGTTGTTGAGTAAAAGAACGGATTACCATATAAAGATACTAAGTCACGTTGACTAGTAACCAAAAATAGTTTATTTGCATTTACCGCTGTTGTACCTGCGGCAACACCGGTGCCAGTTGGATTTCTTTTGTTTTGACCTGTTGCTAATAAAACAAAAGGTACTGAATTGGTTGGGGCAGGAAGATATTGACTTTGGTCATTAATCGTTACTGCTACGCCTGGGGATACTAGTGCCATTTTTCTTTCCTTTATTGTAAAATTATGAGGTTTACTTACCTAAAATTGCATATCTTTATTTATGCAAAAAATAAAAAAACATCACAACCTTCGAAGGTATGGCAATAAATATATATTATGGAATCACTTATTAGACCTATTTGCAAGAACTGCAATAAGAATTTTTGCGCTATTAACTATAAACGCAATGGGGTGACTCACTACCGCAGTAGTTGTGATGAGTGTAGTAGAAAGAAAAATAAACTTCGTCCAAGACAACCCAATTGGATTAAAAGTGGGTATAAGAAAAAACCCACATGTGATTTATGTGGGTTCAGAAGTACTTACTCTTCACAAATCACCGTTTTTCACATCGATGGTAATTTAGAAAATATCGATTTGGTTAATCTTAGAAGTATATGTTTGAATTGCGTAGAAGTAGTTAAGAAGAAGCAAGTAAATTGGCGTCGAGGAGACTTGACGGTTGACCATTAACCGATACGATTTTTTCAATCTTATTGTGTAGATCAACCAGTGTACCATTGTTATCAACCACATAGTCATACGCTAGACCTACACTGCTATATTCACTAGCATGAATTCCCGATTTCTGTAAACGGTCTCTACTTAAAGCCCAACCCATATTATGTGGCCCTGAGTTATAAGAAATAGCGTCATCGTACCATTTAGGATCAGGACCACGCGATACTCTAACAGTAACTCCACCTGCATTTTTAATAGCATCTAGCTCAATGATAAATCTGCAATCG